GGGGGCGGCCGCCGTGTTATCGTAAGAGAACTTCACGCCGACGATCGCGCCGGTGACGAGCGTAAAGCCCGAGAGCGTTACGGCCTTCGCCTTCGTTGCCGCGGCGGTCGAGCAAGCGCCGTAGCCGCGGCCCAGCTTAGCCGCAGCAGAGACCGCCGTTTCAGTTTGAATAGCGCCGCCAGTACCGGTAAATACAGGAAGGTTCGCGGCGGAGCCGAGCTTACCGTCAGTCGTCAGATTGCCGTGCTTGTGAGACGCGGCCGCGGCGCCAACTTGGGACGCGGTTACGCCGTGCGGGTTCTGCTTGTTCGCGGCGTGCGTATCGGCGGCGCTTTGCGCGTTATCTGCCGCATTTTGCGCATTGCCGGCTGCGGTACCGGCCGCGTTGGCTGTACTTTGCGCAGCGTCTGCGGTGCTCTTTGCCATGGCTGCATCATTGACGCCCTTATCAGCCTGCGCCTTCGCGGTATCGGCTGCACCCTTTGCGGCGTCCGCGGCACTCTTTGCCGTGGCTGCGTCATTGACGCCTTTATCTGCCTGCGTCTTTGCCTCCTGGACGTTTTTCTGCAAAGCGTCGAAGTCCTTGTTGGTGAAATTGCGTGCGATCGTCGTGCCAGACGGCCAGGACTTCGCCACGCCCTCTACGCCTCGCGTGCAGCCGGAAAGAGAGTCAGTCGTCTTTGCGGTATAGAGAATCGTTTCGCCGTCTTCGTCTGTGCCGATCGTAGCGAGGCTCGGCGCGTCAGGAAATGCGGAAATATCGGTAACGGGAATCGTTGTGTCGCCTGCGCCGATGCCGTCTGAAAGAGCGGCTTGCGGAGAGAAGGGAATGCCCTTAAGGGCCTTATTCTTTTGCCCTTCGAGCCATTTTAATAAGATTTTCTTAGTCACTGTTCTTCCTCCAAATTAGTCCTTGCGGTAATACTCGCACTCATAAGCGTCGGCGCGAAGCGGTAGATTCGGGGCCCAGGAGATCGGCTGTCCCATAAGCGCACCCAACTCTTCGGCAGAGCTGACGCCAACCGGTACCTCGCAAATCACTTCGTCATGAACATGGAAGACGATCGGGAAGCCGGCGGCCTCAAGCCTAAACATAGCCTCAGCCAGGCAGTCGCGGGCGGTACTCAACGTAGAGATTCCACCGTTCGGGGTCATGGTGAGGAAGATTGCGCGTGCGCTCGCCATTGACCTTTGTGGCCTTGCAGGGAATTGAGAAGTATCGAATCAAGGCTTTGCCCGTCTTCGACTTCTGCTTGTCCTCAGGCAAGCCAATCACTTCGCCGACAGCTTCCAAGCTACCAGGCAGACCAAGCTCGCGAGCCATAACGGCGGTGCAGCTCCATTGATCTGCAGGAGTCACGCGACCCATAAACGCGCTCAGACAAGTCCGTTCAAAAGACGCATTGAATGCTGTCTTGAGGATTTCGGGGTCATACAGGGCGTCCTGGAGCTCCTGGGGGAGCTTCTGGCCTTGTGCCATGTCGATAACCTCAACAGGACCATCGTCCCAAGCATAGCCGAAGAGTAAAATCTCAAAATCAGGACTTGCCGCGTAAGCATAGACACCGGCTTTTTGAAGAGAGACCGAGGAGTAGGTTTCAATATCGATCGCGAGAGTTTTCATGTACTCGCTCCCCTCTTGCTATTACGGGGGGGGTAAAGCCCGAGGGCGTGGGCACGCCGCGTATTTTCCGCGATCGTGCACCACTCGAGCTGGCTGGCGCGGTTATCATGCTTATTGCCGCGTTTGTGGTCTATAACGGGATAACCGTGCGGATTCGGCACAAACATTTTTGCGACGAGCAAGTGAACCTTCACATTGCAGCCGTTCAGGCTTACTCGCAGATAACCGCGCCGATCGTCAAAAGGCTTTAACACGCGCCCCGTACTCTTGCGCCGAATCTCTCCTAAGCGATTGATCTCATACTCAGGAAAGTCGGGAATCGTGTGCCAGACGATCTTCATGGGCTCAGTTCAGGAGATCGTCGTCTTCGTCCTCGAAGTCATCGTCCCAGTCGGAGTCAGTCACAACGCCGCCAGACAGGGGCTCGCCGTCGCTGAGCTTCATAATGCCGTTCAGGCCGGCGGAAACGCCCTTGTTGCCGTTCGTGTCGTAGACATAGAAGTTGACGATCGCGCGGCCGTAGCAGCCGGAATAGAGCTCGCTCGCCTCGGTGATCGGGGTCTTATCGGCGTAGACGATAACAGGCTTGTTGTTGGAGCTGCAGGTCATAACGTAGTGACCCTTGCACTCGGGGCCGAACTCGCCGCCGTTCGGGCGCTCACCGTCGCCGTCATGCAAAGTGGTTTTCAGAGTGGAAGGTAGCTTCTTGCCAGAGTGCTTCTGCAGATAGGCAGTCTTCGCAGCCTCGATCGCGGCCTTGATCTTCGCGATCGTGTTCTTGTCGGTCTTCGGAATTAGCAGGGTCACGCTGTACTTCGGCTGAGCGCCTTCCTGAGCGGCGCGAGGGGTAAAGGCGTTGACGTAGGAAAAACGAACGCGACCGGTAGTGATCTGAGTAGCAGTAGCCATTGTAAAAATCTCCTTTTAATTTTTAATAATGTAGACGTCGGCATATTGAACGCCGAAATTTAATGCTTCCTGGTGGGTATCGAAGTAAATGTCAATGCGGTTCCCCTTGATGGCGCTGCCCGTGTCTTCGGCAACGTATGTATGCCCGTCGATCATGATCTCAGAGCCAAGAGGGATAACAGAGGAGTCGACTGCAATCGTTCGGCCGGCTTCGACGACCGCGCCAGATGCGGTAACGCCGTAACCAAAGTCGCCAGGGTCTTTCCCGCAGCATTTGCGGCAAGCGCAATACGCAGTCAGACGGAACTCGCCAAGCTCTTCGAGAACGAGCTCAGTCTCTTCGGGCTCAATCTCGATAATAGGCTCGGGCATGATCTCAGGCGTCGCATACGACGTGGGCTCAAGCTCTAAGGTTGGAGCTGCAGTCTCTTCAACGGCTTTTGCCTTTGGCAGGAAAATCGCCATGAGAACGATCGTGCAGACGAGCGCCAGAATGACGACCCACTGAATACGAATCAAGCGCGCCTGCTGATACAGGAGCCGCCGGCTTTTCGATTGCGTCATTGTCGTTTCCTCCTCTTACTCGTCAAAGGCTTTGAGGACCTGGTCTTCAAAGCGATACGCGGGCCGCTTGTCCGATTCAGGCGCAAGCGTCGGCGCGCCCTGCGGCTTGACAATCAAGTCACCGAGAATCTCAGCGAGGGTCTTCTTGCCGAAGTCGCGCTCCATCTGCGTAAGCGTGATGAGCTTGCGGTCGTAAAGAAGAGACTCGTCATAGCCGGCGGCCTTCATAGCCGCGACAACCTTGTCTTCGTCCGCGAACTTGCGGTTGCTGCGGCCCTCGACCATTTTCCAGCCGGTTACCGTTTCACCGGCGGTCAGCGCGCCAGACACAAGCTCGCGCAGGTCCTTGAGCCAGGTTTCAATGTCCGCGGACTTGGCAAGAATCATGCCTGCCTCTTCGGGAGAGATGAGCAACGGGTCAGGACTCTCGTCAAAGAGCTTGAGGTTCTCTTCGGCACGGGCGCGGCACTGATTCTTTGCACGGCAGAAACGGCAGGCTTCTTCGCTCGGCGCGAAGTCGCCTTCGCCCTTGTCTGCGAGCTTGGCTCTCGGCTTGACATAGCTCTTGCCCCAAGAGGTAAGCTCTTTGACGGTTTTCTCGGAAGAATCCTCGATACCAGAGAGCCGCGGCTGGAAGATCGTCATACGAACGGTCTTGATCTCATAGAGATCGCCGAACTGCTCGAGCGCGCCCAAGCCGTAGAGCTGCATCTGAGGATTGTCCTCAGCCTCGACGCGATGGCCCTTGCCATACTTAAAGTCGATCACGTCGAGAATCGGCTCGGCGATAATCACGCAGTCACCGGTGCCAAAGCCGCCAGGCACATACTTCGAGAAGTCGAGGCGAGTCTCGAGAATAATCATTGCATCGGGACAAGTCTTCTTCGCCTCGGCGAGGCGGCCAGTCACGAACTTCGCATAGGCGACCGCGCACTCACGCATTTCTGCATTATAGTAGCTGTTCGGCTCAAACTCAGATTTGATCTGGTTCTCATAGGCGACCTCATCAAGCTCACCGAGGAAGTAGCGCGTTGTGAGCTCTGCGAGAGCGTGCGCAACCGTGCCCTCTTCGGCGTAAGCGCTGGTTGACGCGGGGAACTTCTGCTCGAGCTGGGCACTCGGCGTACACAGGAGCCACCGATGCGCGCCGCTGGCAGATAAGAGAGCATGTTTAGCCATTAGCAGCCACCAACTTCTCATAGAAGACGGGATAGTCTTCTTCCTTGACGGCGGACAGGTTTGCGACACCAAGCTCCTTGAAGATCGCCTTGAGGGCGGCCTTGTCATTCTTAGAGAGCTTGACCGCGAGGGCTCTTACGTCAGCCTTAGAGATCGTCTTCGCCTCAGCAGGCTTAGTATCAGGGGTCTCAGGCGCGGACTCCGCAGGGGACTCCTGGGGCACCTCGGTGGAGGCCTGGGCAGTAGGTGTTTCCGTGAGGGCGGGGTTATCGAAAAGAGACATCTGTGCGGTGATCTCTGTGTGTTCAGGCTTTTCAGTCAGAAGACTGGCGAGCGCCTGACTCAGAGTTTCTTTTTTCGGGTCATAAGTGACCTCAACTTTGATCGTTGCCATTTTGTCGTTCCTCCTTAGATTTGAGCCATATTTGAAAGGCTTGTTGGTTTTTAGGGTCTTGAAAAAAGGTTTTTGCATAATCGAGAATCTGTGTGCACGCCAGTTTCTCGGTTTGCTCTAAAGTTGCCTCGGCGGGCATTTGTTTCCTTTAGGAAACTTCCTCCGCAAAAAAAATCTGATTGCGTTTTTCCACGGAGAGATGCAAGCGTCCGGAGCACTTGATGATCTCGCCAACACGAAAATCAACACGGCCATTCAAGCGCTGGTAAAAGGCTTTAGGCTTGAGACCACAGATTTCTGCGAGCTCTCTGACGCTGCAGTTGTTCTCAACCATAGAGGCGCGAAGAGCATTAGCATTGAGCATTTAGGCGTCCTCCTTTCTAAAAAGTTTCCTTAAGGCTACTCAATCATAGCGCATCATTTTGGATTTGTAAACCCCTAAAGGAAACTTTTTTCTGTTTTCGAGAAAAAAGTGTTTCCTTTTTGACACTTGCGCGTTATAATAGGGATTAGACTGACAAGGGCGGTGACATTTATGACTATGGGCGAGCGAATCCATGACAGGCGCAAAGCCTGTGACCTGACTCTCGAGTACGTTGGTAACTTCGTGGGCGTTGCGAAGAGCACTGTGCGTAAATGGGAGAACGGCGATATTGAGAATATCAGCGCGCTGCGGCTGCAAAAGCTCGCTAACGTACTTGGCACGACAGTCGACTACTTGATGGACGGCATAACGTCCAACCTTACCTACAAGAACATTGAACCCATGCCCGACTCTCGGCTTTTGCCGATCGTCGGTAAAATCGCTTGCGGCGAGCCGATTCTTGCGAAGCAGAATATCGAGGGCTACGCGGAGCTTGATCGGCGCGTTCACGCTGATTTTGCTCTTCGCTGCGTGGGTGACAGCATGATTAACGCGCATATCTTTGACGGCGACCTGGTCTTTATCAAAGAGCAGCCCGACGTGGATAACGGCGAGATCGCAGCGGTCGTCATTGACAACGAAGCAACTCTCAAGCGCGTTTACAAGTACCCGAACCGCATTGAACTTCGCCCCGAGAATCCTCTGTTCCCAGTCCTGCAATATGAGGGTGCTGAGCTGGGAAACATCCGTATCATCGGCAAAGCTATCGCGTTCCTGGGTCAGGTTCGCTAAATGGCGAGGGGCAAACCGTGGACGAGAGAGGAGCTCATTGTGGCCTACGCGCTTTATTGCGTGATTCCTTTCTCGAAGCTGAACAACAGCAACCGAACGATCAAAGATGCAGCGGAGATAATAGGCCGATCGCCCGCGGCGCTCAAAATGAAGATTTGCAACCTTGCGGCGCTGGACCCTGACTTCCTGGCAACTGGGCGCGTGGGACTCTGGGGCGGAATCTCGAAGCTCGACCGAGAGATTTATGAAGAGTTCTCGAAGGACTGGGAAGGGCTAAGCACGAAGGCCGAGAGCATTGTCGGACTGCCGCTCTTTGACCTGACCGAGCCGGTCTACAATGGAGACCCGCACCGAAAGAAGAGCTATGCCGAGATTGCAGATAAACAGGCACGGAAATTCTTCCGGAAGTCGGTCATTTCGGCGTATGAAGGCCGATGCTGTATTACGGGGCAAAGCATACCGCAAATGGTGATCGCAAGCCATATCAAGCCATACTATGTATGCGACAAGAGCGAGCGCGCAAATCCTGCGAATGGCCTCTTGCTTAATGCGTTCTATGACCGTGCCTTCGATCAAGGACTTATGACGGTTCTGCCTGATCTTACGATTCAGGTCTCGGACTATGTGAAGGACAGCTATGACGACCAGAATACAAGAGACTGGCTGCTTGGCGTAGAGGGTACAAAAATCATCAGGCCAAAGAGATTCGCGCCAAATCGCGATATGCTGGCCTATCACAATGAGTTCGTCTTCCTGAGGTGATTCCATGCAGCGAGCAGTGATATACGCCAGGTACAGTCCTGGACCAAATCAGACAGAGCAGTCGATCGAGGGGCAGGTCCGAGAGTGTACGAAATACGCCGAGCTGCATGATCTCCGAATCGTTGGAACCTATATTGACCGGAAGATTTCTGGTAAGACGGATAATCGGCGAGAGTTTCAACGAATGATCGACGACAGCGAAAAACACATATTTGACATCATCATTCTGTATCACACAGACCGCTTTGCTCGTAATCGATACGACAGCGCAATCTACAAGCATAAGCTAAAAGAAAACGGCGTCGAGTTGCGATATGCAACGACCGACATTCCAAAAGGGCCCGAGGGAATTATCCTTGAGAGCATCATGGAAGGCTGGGCCGAATACTACTCAGCCGAGCTTAGCCGAAAGATAAAACGCGGGATGCGCGAGAGCGCGTTGAAGTGTCATAGCACAGGCGCGGGACGCTGCCTGGGGTATCGGACCGCGGAAGACAAGTCTCTCGTGATCGAGCCAGAAGGCGCGAAGGCCGTACAGACGGTTTTCGACATGTATATCAAAGGAAAGAGCCACGCCGATATTTGCAGGTATCTCAATGACTGCGGCTTTAGGACCGCGCAAGGCAAGCTCTTCAACAAGAACAGCGTCACCCATATTATCAGGAATAAACGCTATATCGGCGTTTACACATACGATGATATAACGATAGAGGACGGGATTCCCGCGATCATCTCGAAAGACACTTTTCATCTTGCACAGCTTGAAGCTGCGCGGCGTAAAACCGCCAAGAGACCAAAAGAGCCAAAGGCTGAGTACCTGCTGAGCGGCAAAGCCTTTTGCGGGCATTGTCAAAAACCTCTCGTAGGTGTGAGCGGTACGGGCAAGTCAGGAAATAAGTGGTACTACTATTATTGCCAGGAGTCACGAGCCAAACGCGGCTGCACGAAAAAGCCGGTCAAGCGCGACTGGCTCGAGCGCGAGGTCGTCAAAAGAACGGTTGCCGAAGTCTTACAGCCCGAGGTCATTCAGCATATCGCGAAGAAGTGTTATGACCTGCAAATGGAATACCGTCAGGACAATAGCGACGTACTCTTTTACGAGCTCAAGCTGAAAGACGTCCGCAAGGCAATCAAGAACACCATGCACGCCATCGAGTCAGGTGTCAAAACGAAGACGCTGCCGGCAAGACTGCAAGAGCTTGAGAACGAAGAAGAGGCGCTTGAAGCAGAGCTGGCAATCGCGAAAGCCTCTGACTTTGTGATAACCGCGGACCAAATCGAGTTCCTGCTTACCCAGTTCGCGGAGCCCTGGGAATGCGAGAGCGAAGAAGAATACCATCGCAGAATTATCAAGTGTTTCGTCCATAAGGTTTTCCTATTTGATGACAAGCTGCTGATCTACTACAACGTTAGTCGAGATGGGAAAACTCGCGAGCAGAGCGAAGCGGAACTGCTTGAAGAGGCCCTGGGCGAAGGGTTCGACAAGCGCTCTTCCGGCTCCACCATAAGTCTCGCCGTGATTTTAGTCAAATTGCGGCGGGCTTTTTGCGTTGACACATTGATGTTTGAATTGGACAGGGAAGTGTATTGTATGAAAAAAGTTCTATCGGTATCAATAAAGACGATCATCTTTTTTGTGGGTTGGGCCATATGCGTATCGGTTATCCCGATACCGGATACCGCAAGTGCGGTAATCTGGAGATTTTGGGCAGAACTGATCCCGCTTTTGTCCGTTATTGCGATCACACTTATTTTCTGGCTGGCAGATCAGAAAAAGATACGATTACATCTGACCGGGAAGCCTGTTTATAACATCATATTGGGCGGCGTAACAGGGACGATTTGGCTGGGGGCATCTGTGGGGATATTATCTATCCTCGGAGTTGTACAGATAGAGGGCAAAAATCAAATCGCTATGCTGTGGTTGTGGCTGCTTGCGGCTTTTCTCAATACCGTTATGCAGGAAATGCTGGTTCGCGGCTATTTATACCAGATGATAAAAAGTAACGGTAGCATCGCCGCCGCGATTATCGTATCTACGGGCTTATTTACATTTGCGCACGGCGGCGCGTTTGAGGCAGGAATCCTTCCTGTGCTCAATGTCATCACAATGAGCCTTTTTATGACGGCGGTTTTGGAATACACGGGTTCCTTGATCGCGCCGATCGTGATCCATTTTTTGTGGAACGGTGTGGGCGCGATCATTCTGGGAGGAGTCTCTCTGGCGGAAGATTATCCTCACTTGTTTGATATGACGATTCACGGCAATCCGATTCTGTCCGGCGGCAGCTGTAAAATCGAAGGTAGCATCATTGTGCTTTTTATGAATCTGGCGTTCTTGATTGGGTTTGTAGCCGCAAAAAAGAGAAAGGATCGGAATAGATAGTATCCGATTTGCTGTAATGAACTGTTCCTTACTTTGACGATGAGATGGGGGAATAACAACGTCCCGCTTTGCAATGTCCGCTACAACATCATCTATGAAAAAATCCCGAAAGATCATCTTTCGGGATTTTTTGTCAGCCGCTGAGCTCGCGGATCTCGTCCTGAATGAGCCGGCCTGCCGCGGCAGCGGGACGCGCCGGAGCAGAGCGGCATGACAATGAAATAAGCATCCACGCAGGCCGGACAGAAAAGTCCGGCATTTTTCATTTTAACAGGAGGAAAAGATGATGGAAATTTACGGCACGATTCAATTCAGACTCATTCTCCCGCATATCCCCGGCTTCCAGCAGGAGCCGCTGCCGGAGCCTGTTTGCAGCCATTCCCCGGATTGCAAGGACTGCCCCTATCCCCGCCACGGTTTTCTCTGCTGGGGTGCGGACGGGACCTGCCTGCGGACACGGATGAACAAAATCAACGGATCGGAGGAAAACAAAAATGATGATTCAAGCGGTTCTCAGTAATCCCAGCCACCCGGAATACGGCGTGGCGACCATTCCGTTCCCTATCCCCCGCGACCAGTACGCACATTGCATGGAGATGCTGGAGGCGTTGGAGATCGGCGACGCGCTCAAGGCGGACTGCAAGGTAGAGAAAATTGACAGCTTTTATTCCGTGCTCAAGCGCACGGAGATGCTCACGGTCAATATGGAGGAGCTGAACTACCTCGCCAAACGGCTGGAAAGCTTCGACACCGGCGAGGCCGCGCAGTTTCAGGCCATGGCCCACAAGCTGGAGCTTTTTGAACTGAAGGATCTCATCAACCTGACCTTCTGCTGCCAGCAGGCTACGGTCATCACTGACTTTTCCGACCTCGCCGCCATCGGCCGCGACCATTACATGAACCTGCACGGCGGCAGCGCAAGTGTGGATGAACTGAACGCGCTGGACGGCGAGGAAACGGCAAGACGGCTCATCGAAAGCGGCGGCGGCACGATCACACCCTACGGTGTGGTCTACGACAGCGGCATGAAGCTGGAGCAGGTCTACGACGGCCGGTTCTTCCCCTGCTATTACTATGAGCCGAATGCCATCACCGTTGCGGTGACATCCAAAGCCGAGCCGGAGGACACAGAGCATATCACATGGCTGTTCCTCCCCATGGTGCAGGAAGAGATCGACCGTGCCCTCCTTCGCGGGGGCATCACAGATCCATCGGAGATTCGTCTGAGCTTGGAGGATAGCTGGCTCCCACACGAAGTCCTTGACCTGCTGGACATGGACCATGTTGACATCAGTGAACTCAATGCACTGGTGCAGGCACTTGATGAGTTTTCCGACATGAGTATCAGGAAATATGCTGCGGCAGCTGTTATGGCAAGACCACATACCACGGAACAGGCAAAACATTTGGCAGAGAATCTCGATCTGTTTGATTTTGCCCCCAGTGCCAGCACACCGGAGGAGTATGGCAAGTACATGATCCAGAAGCCTGGCCGCTTCGACTATGACGAAAATCTCGACGCTTTTTATGACTATGAAAAGTACGGCACGGAGCGCATGAACGCGGAGGACGGGATGTTCACCGACCGAGGTTACATCGCGTACAAGGGCTATACCAGCATGGAGGAAGTAATGAACGGCAGCCAGAGCAGCCACATGGAGATGGGAGGTTTTTCACGATGATCATTCAGGCGGAACTGAAGTGTAAGCAGACCGGGTGTGAGGCAGATCCCTGTGCCGTGGATAAGGTCATCGAGCTGCCAAGCCCGCGGTTCCAGCAGTTCAGCCGCGCACTGCTGGCTGACTATGATTTCATCGCAGAAAACAAAAATGCCATCCGACACGATGAGGATGCCAGGCACTGTCTGCTCATCCTCGACGCGGAGGGAACGGACGGTTTCCTTATTGACCCGCAGGGGTACAACTACGCCCGATACAGTGCTTTTATTCCCAACGCCCGCAGTTTGCTGACGCCGGATATGGGGATCGACCGCAGCTATCTTTCGCCGGCAGAGCCTTGGCGCAATGAAAATCGGGATGAAATGCTCCGCATGACGCTGCGTGTCGATGGAAAGCCGGACTACACCCTCGTCCTCCCCGCTGACGAGGAATACCTCGATGCGGTGAAGACTTACCTCGATATCGACGTTTTCGCAGATGCGATGCTCTGTGATATTCGCTTCAAGGTGCCTTACATCGGGGAGCTGATCCGTGATACGGATTGCCCCGCCGTGGAGGATTACAACGATTTTGCCGAAGCCTTGGAGGACATCTGGCAACAGGACGGTGCGCTCCTGACCTACGCCGCCGTGCTGGAGGCTGAACGGCCGGATACGCTGCGCGGAGCCTGTGAGCTCCTGCGAAATCTGGACAACTATCAGCGCATCACGGAGGATGCCTACGGTTACGGTCAGCAGCGATTGCAGGAAACGCTGGGGCTGGATGATGAAGCCATCTATGAGCTGGAGGGCTACATGGATTTTGAGAAATACGGTCAGGATTGCATGGAAAATGACTGTGTAATGCAAACAGAGTTCGGCCTGCTGCGGCGCTTGGACCCGCCCTTTCCGGAGCCGCGGCAGGGGCAGAGGATGATGTAAGCAAAAGCGGCTCCATCCAAATGGAACAA